CCGGGATTTATCCCGAGGGGGTTCTCGTAATGTGAGTATCAATAGGAATTCACCTATATTGCTCACATTTGCGAGCTATACAACATCGTGGTGATGTTGTATGGGGACTCGCGCTAACCGCAGAGGGTAATCATGACTTTGGGTGCACCCGACAACTCAATAGGACACTTTATACGTACTTCGGAGTTTCCGAACTCGTATAAACTATACTCTGAATTGAACGGGGTCGCCCTCGCCGATTCACATTTCTTTACCACTCGAATTACTGATGAGTGGTCGAAAAGTGATACGGTTCATCATGATTTTAGGACTGTCCATGGTATTCCATGGAGAGATCCTACAGAATATTCGAGAAAAGTCTCCAAGTATACTTACGAAGGAGGCTTTCTTCACCGCATTTACGAACCTAATCCTGAATGGATGAGGGAAGAATTTGGCGGTGTTTGGTTAGGTGGCAATCCTCGGGATTTTAATCCTGAGGGTGTTGTCGCCGAACATCTCGGTCTTCTACCCACAGACGGTGCCACGCAAGCGGTCACCGAATGTCTTCTTAAACTCAACGAAGGTAAGGTCCATTTAGGACAGTATTTAGCTGAGTCTAAGAATTCTGCAGAGATGATAGCTTCACTGGGCACTGATTTATGTCAACTTTTATTGAAAGCTAAACATGGTCAGTGGGGTTCTATCCCCAAGGAGTTTGGTCTCGCCCTACGTAAGGGTCGGGATTATTATCTCGCTTGGAATTTTGGATGGAAGCCCCTTTGCTCAGACATCTATAATCTCTACGAAGGTTTGATTCATAAACCGACTATTGCTCCTTTTCTGCACGCATCGCGTTCAGTCAAGACCAATTTCGATTATGAGACTACCTACGCTGGAGATAAAGTTGATGTCAAAGTGAAGCATACGGATCGTTGCAAACTTTTCGCTGGTCTCTCTGAAGAGATGCTGGCCGGTTTGCAATCTTACGATGTTATCAATCCAGTTTCACTGGCTTGGGAACTCGTACCGTATAGTTTTGTTGTTGATTGGTTTGCACCTATCGGCAACACACTATCAACTCTTACAGCTACGGCTGGGTTAGAATTCATCGGTGGATATTCTTCCCAAACCCGTGAAGGTACTATTACCATTCACGGTAATTTGGCAGGATCGGTGAAGAAGGAATTCTTCTTCTTTCACCGTCATCCCCATAGTTCCTTTCCATCAGGAGGGTTCTATGGTAGACAGAATCCACTTTCACTTGATAAGGCGGCGAAATTACTTGCCCTCTTATCACAACTATTTTGACAATTCCGTCAAAATATAACCAATGCCGTAATTTATGGCATATTAATACGGAGCTTTCATGCCCGCATTTGCTAACATCGTCATTAATGACGATGCTGCTACTCCCGTCGCTCACACCTATGTTCCACGAGATATCGTGAACAATGTTGCGACCTTCGTGGAGTCAAACGGTACGCCTATCGGTGATAACACCGTAACGGCGTCCCTTCGTCGAACGACTAATGGCAGGTATAAAGGCCTGATCAAATGTCGTTTTCCGATCGTTCAAACTCAGACAATTAATGGTGTTTCCACGCCTGTGGTTGTCCGGACGACCGATGCATCAATGGAGTTCACGTTCGATGCTTCTAGCACTGAACAGGAACGCAAGGATGCAGTTTCGCTCGCCTGGTATGCCCTGACGGGATCCAACATTACGAAGCTGATGTTGACGAAGCTCCAGGGTATCTATTGAGTTGAGAGAATCTCATCTCGCTGGATACATAACGATGTTAATCGTTATTGGCCTAACCGCGTTATGCGGTTTTGGTCTTTACCTGGCTTACCTGACGGAAGTATCCATCAGGTCCATAGAGGAATATCCCTATGTACAAGTTGAAGAAAAGCGTACCGAAGACGGACGCAAACTTCAAGCTCCTGAACGATTTGACTCCAGATATAAAGGAACTCATCGAGACGTTGGATCCGAATTTCTTTCGGAACCGGTATCTCCTTGAGCAGGTCTTCTCAAAATTCGTTAGTAATGAAACTGACCCTGCTGTTGTACGGAGAACCCGTGCAATCAACAAATGGTTAGCAACAGAACGCGAAAATGAGGCGACGAATGATCGTCTTATGACAATTGACGGAGGATTCAATATTCTTCCTCGCGTCACATATGACGAATTCATGTCCTTTATGCAACACTTGATCATTGGTATGATCGGTGAGGTCGTTCCTGAGGAGGTATACCTTGGTATATTCTCTTCTGGAGCATCGACGAGTCGTAGCCGTGCTTTCTCACATGCTAGTGGAAAGTACATCGGGAAAGCAGACGTCACGACAAGGGCGTTCGATACCGCATTATTGGTTTTAGCCGATTCTGCGTTATGGAGCGACTTTCGCCTAGCTGGTGAACTCCAGCTGGTCGATAGTAACGTTCTGTTCACCGTTCCTAAGAAAACTGATATCGATCGATGCGCTTGCAAAGAACCCGATATCAATATGTACTTACAGAAGGGCGCGGGCCGTTACTTACGTAACTGCCTACGTCGGGTTGGGATTAATCTTAATGATCAATCCCGTAACCGAACCTTAGCTAGGTCCGGTTCCCAAGATAGTTCCCTAGCTACGCTAGATCTATCTTCTGCGAGTGATAGCGTTTGTCGTGAGTTTGTTTTCCAAGCGTTACCTACGCTTTGGTATTCATATCTCAACGATATTCGCTGTCACTCCACTATCATCGATGGTGAGGTACATATAAACGAGATGTTCTCGTCAATGGGGAACGGGTTCACTTTTGAACTCGAGTCTCTATTGTTTTACGCTGTTGCTAAAACGACAGCGTATTTTACTGGAACATCCGGCACTATATCTGTTTACGGGGACGATATAATCGTTCCATCACAGATGTATCATGACCTCGCTTATGTTCTCTCAGTGTTCGGTTTCTCGGTTAATCCCGATAAGTCGTTCTCTGAGGGTCCTTTTCGAGAATCATGTGGTGGTCACTATAATAGCGGCCATTGTGTAACCCCGTTTTACATCCGTGGGCCGGTTGATCAGCTACATGACATTATCGTATTAGCTAATGCTGTACGAAAATGGTGTGTCTCTGAAAGCCATAGAGGAACGTTGTTGGATTATATCCTCGACGATGATCTCTATCCTTTATGGGAGTTGCTCTCCACAAAGGTGCCACGATGCTTTTGGGGTGGTTATGACCTGGAAGATAATACTCGGCTTGTTTCCTTATGGAAACCTGATAGGCCTAAACGCCTAACACCCATATCCCCTAAGAAGGATACGGGAGCCGGGGGTTATCTATTCTGGCATAATTTAAAGGAACTAGCTCCCGAGGCGCCTCCTATTGAGACGTCTCAGGTATCTGCATTTACAGGCAGATACCGGTCGACTAAAGTCGGCTGGGACTACAAGGTGACGGATCGTTGCTTCATTAAGGAATTAATGGAGTAACGGAAACCGTAGCGGTGCAGCAATTGCATCGTTCCTGGAATACCATGTCCAGGTGGGATGGATTATAG